TGCACGTCTTTGCGACGGGTCGGAATTCCTGATGTTCTCTCGCGTGGTTTCATTAGTTGTTGATCGCCTCGCTTAGTCCGCCCGCGAGCTTGTCGGCAAGCGGGGTGACGTTGATCTCTGCGGGCAAGTCCCGCGCTTCTTCGGCGGTCCGCAGTCCCTTGAGGATGTCGCCGAACTGGTCGCGGAGAAGGAAACCGCGTGCGCGGAATTTCATCATCCTCTTCGGATAGTCGGTCCAAGGCCCAGCCTTGCCCCAGAGCTTCGCTGCCTTCGCGTCGCCCATCGTGAACGTCTCCGAGGCTGCATCGAATCCTCGGCGTTGCACCGTAACGGTGAAGCCGTGCGAGTCCTTGCCCGGCTCGCCCACCTCGGTCTCTTTGTAGGAGACGAGCTGGCCGCTTGAGCGGACCAGAGCAAGCGCGGCGTCGCCGTAGATCGCCGGGCGGCCGTTAATCACGGCCATGTTTTGCAGCGCGGCCATCGGCGTTAGACCGATCTCCATGCCAAACTGGATGGCGATCATTACCGACTCAGGCTTTTCCATGCCCTTCGGTGCCCAGCCCGAGGCAACTACGGCGCGGGCGAAGCGGAAAGCCTCGTCGATTGATTGGAGCTGCACTCCGTGCGAGCCGAATTGAATTGGTGCCTTGGTCGTAGCGGTCTCTGCGACCGCGATCTCTGTTTTTACGTTGTCCATGTTAGTGTATCGTTGTGTGTGTTTCGTGTTGCCCGCCGGTCGTCGTTGGCCGGCGGGTTTTCCTTTTGGGAAAGTGTGCTGGCGTATTTTCGCACCGCCACCAGCGGCGTCGGAGGGTTGGGTTTATGCTCGGAACCGCCGAGAAGTTTTAGAACGGCACGTTCTCGCCGTCGTCTGCCGGCTGAGCAGCCAGCGCGATTGGAGCGCCGCTCTTGCGCTGATGCCAGAGCGTGCGGCACGCGTTCTTGAGCAACACGTCGGCTTCGCGTGGCGCAAATGGCGTGCCGTCTTTCTTGAGCTGCGGCTCGCGATCCGCGCCATACCAGAGCAGCTGCTTGTCGCTGAGTGCCGAGAGTGGCGTGTCTTTGTTTTTCCCGAAGTGGATCTGCACGTCGCCGGCGTTCTCAACCACGTAGTCAGGAGCCTGCAGCGAGGTCGGCGTGGCAGTCGGTGCGGTGGCCGTGGCTGGCGTCGCCGCCCGCGGCTTTGCTTCGAGAGCGGCGCGGATGGCGCGCAGCTCGGTGAGGAGTTCGGTGTGTTGTTCGGTGGTCATAAAGTTGGCGTGTCTTTCATGGCGGCAAGCTCAGCCTGAAGCTCGGCGCGGAGACGGGACGCTTCGTTGGCGTTGTGCTCGCGCTCCTGCGACATCGTGGCGGCAACGGTTTGCCACCGCTCCACCTCGGCGCGGAGGCGGGATACTACCGACGCGACCTCGTTAGGAACCGACTCTAAAAACCCAACGCTGACGTCCGCCGTGCAGCCCGCTCCGTTGCGGAGCGCAGCGAGAATTTCGGGGAACAGAGCGCGGAGGCGGGCAAGCTCGGCGCGGAGGCTGTCGCGTTCAAGCCCAGCTGCGCACGTCATCTGGTGCGCCTTTAGGCTGTCGGCTCGAAAGAAGATCAGTTCGTCCGTGGCCTTTTGAGCAACTGCCATGTAGTGCGAGGCTTCCGCTTTCGCGGCGGACAAATCGCAACGCAACCGGCGGCGGTCCGCATCGGCACCAAATCGCAGGCGTTCGGTTTCGGTGAGTTCGCGTTCGAGCTTTTCAATCTCGCGGGAAGCCCACCACTCCCGTTCATTTTTTGGCACGCGGCTATCTATAATCTGCTGGCGTAGATCACCAGCGGGCGTGGCTTGGCATGGTTGGTCGGGTGGGTTCATTTTGAAAGCGCCTTGACCCGCACGCCGTAGCCCTTGGTCGCCTGCTTGAGATGGCCTCTCGGTCCGCCGTTGTGCACGCGAGCGAGCGTCTCGACATCGCCCGCCTTCCACGCCGCGGGCGCGTAGCGCTCGAGGTATGCGGTCGCGACGCGCTTGGAGTAGTCGAGATCGGCCACTCGGCTGTAATCGCCGGCTACGCGTGAATCCGCGTGATATGCGCGGTGAATCTGGAGCGGTCCCAGCGCCTTCCCGCCGTCGCCGAGGATTGGCCCAGTGCGTCCCGATGTCTCTACGAGGTGGATCGCCCGCCAGAACGAGGCGGGTGGAGCGGCGTGCGCGGTGGCGCAAAGCGCGAGGAGGAGGAGCGTGGATTTCATTTTGCTCCGATGAAAATGATTTCGCAGATGCAGCGGTCTGCATTCGTGCGAAGAATCGACATTGCTGCGGCATCGGCGAAGGCTTTGCTTTCGCACTCGATCTTGAGCATCATGCGATTGCTTGATTTAAGCCGAACGACAAGAAGGTGTGTAAATTTCATTTTGCGAGCTTCGAGGCGTTGCGTTTAGCGGTGGCGATCTGGCGTGGCGTGCAGCCCGCGCCGATTGACTCGGCGAGAGCGATTGCGCGGTCGGCGCGAGCTTGATCAGGTGCGGTGATCGCGAGGATCAGCGCGTGGGTCAGAGCTTGGGTGGTGCTCATGCGGCACCTCCTGAAACGTAGATCGAGATAGGTCCGTGAGCGTCGCAGACTAGGACGTGGCGCTCGCCGTCAGAGTAGACGGCAACGTCGCTGGTGCTGGTTGCGCGATAGGCGAGCGGCAAGTCGGTTTCGTCAGCCATGTCGTTGATGTCGCCGTCGGTTTCGCCGATAGGGTCGAATGAGTAGCGGGTGTCCCCAGCAAGTGCTAGGTTGGCGATTTCGTTTCTGCGGGTGATGATTTCTGATGTGGTCATGTTTGATTGCGCGCTTCGGCGTTAAATCGCTTCGGCTGGCATGAAAAAAACCATACACACTCGCCCAACGATGTAAAAACAAATGTGCGCGAAGTATCGCACGCAATCCGTGCGCGTTGATAGTCAACGACTTACGTCTGAACAAAAAACAGACTCAGCGCGGAATCACTGCACGAAGTGGATCGTGAAGCGTCGCGCTCCAGCGCTAATGTTGCTCCCGTCCGTGGTCGCTACCTCGAAGACCGTTGCGTTGGTCGTGTTGCCCGCGTCGGCAAAATCGTGCGCGATAAGAACGCTGTTCGCCGGGTCAACGCACGCGGCGAGCACGTAGTCCTGCACCGTGCCGAGCGAGTGCGTAAAGGTGAACGTCTCGGTCGGTGCGCCGCCGGTCAACGTCTCGACGTGCGAGAAACGATTGATCCCGAGGTTTGCGCGAGCGGTGGACGGGCTGGCAACGTCCGAGAGGTTGGACGCTTTCTGCGCTGCGCCGGTGATGCGGGTGTCGTTGCCCTCGGCGACGGATTCGGCGGCAGTCCCGAAAACAAGACCCAGCGATGCGAAGCCGTTTGCGTTGCCGAAATAAGTCCATGCGCTCGCGACTCCGCTGCGATTGACTGAGCGCACGCGAACGTGGCCGGCTTGCAGAGTTGCGTTGTAAAAGGTGAACCGCGCTTCGAAAATTTCAGCGTATCCCCAACTGTAATCGACCGCCGCGTCGGAGTTCGTGAGCGTCGCCTTGACCTCGTAGTAAGCAAAATCTTGCTCTGTGTTTTCCTGCCACTCGGCAAGCGAACCGAACGCAAAGACTGCTCCAACTTTGCGCGGCTCCACGTTTGGAGACAACGCCGGCGAAAGCGCAATCGGCGCCGCCGGCGCGGTCGTGTTACTCGGCGCGGTCTGACTGAGCAAAGACGAAACCGGCGACAACGCTCCCGAAAACGAAATGCCTCGCGCTGCAAATTGGTAAGCCTCGCCGACGGAAAGATCGTCAATCGTGACGGCATAGGAGACTGACGAGTTGATCTGATTGCCGATAATGAAATCGCTTGAGCCTGTTCGCCGATAAAGCACGTCGAGAGCGACCGCGCCCCATGGCAACGGCGGCGCGGTAAGTGAAACGCGGGCGAAGCTAGTGCCGTCCGTTGAAACGTAAACCGTCGTGCTGATCAGCGTCGGAGCGTTAGGCGTAGCCGGCGCAGTCGGGTCAATCGGTCCAGCCGTAATGACCGACGGCGTGGCCTGCACGTAGCTCGTAAAGCCGCTGACGTTCTCGACTGAATCGTAAGCGGTCAGCCAGTAGTAATACGTCGTTCCGATGTTTACGTCCGTGTCCACGAACCGCGACGCGCGAACCTCGGCGATCTTGTCCGTGTTTGCATTGGCCGGCGTGACTGCCGAGGTGTTCCGATAAATGCCATACTCCGAAAAGTCCGGCTCGGTGTTGTCGTTCCAGTCGAGAGAGACGGCCTTGCCGGTGCCGATGGCTGCGCTGAGTCCGGTCGGAATAGCCGGCGCGGTCGTGTCTTTTGCGACGGTGATTGAGCCGCTGAGATAGCTTGTCGAGATCCCAAAGTAGCTCTCGCCGTAAATCCGCACGTTGTAGTTCGTGCCGATCGTAATGTCGGACGAGATGAAGTCCTCGGTCTGCGCGCCCTCGACCGTGTTCCACGTCAGATAGGTCGTGCTTGCGGCCGGCTTGTATTCGATGACGACCGAGCCGCCCGACTGAATGAATTCCGCAGCCGGTGGCGTCCAGCCGACGCGGATCCGCGGCAGGATCGTGCCATCGGCCTGCACCAGCTGAGTCGTGCCGTCCGCAGTCAGCGAAAGGTTGGTCGGCGCGCCGAGCGTGAACGGATCTGGCAGCGTCGTGTTGGGCGAATCCTCAACAAAGATTTCCTCGTCAACGTCCCACGAGTAAACCGACGAAGCGGTCTCCCGAAGCGTCATGTCGATGAACACCTGGGGCGGCGTGCCGTCGCTCGCGAAATTCCACTCCATGACCTCGAAGACCTTCGACGACCAGCCGAGCTTTTCGTTGGTAATCATGACCGTGTCGCCGGCCCGGACCTGCATCGCTTCGAGGCGGAAGCGTGCAGAGAACGTGATCTCTTCCCGAGCGCGGCGCAGCTCCAGCACGGCGAGCCGTTGAGCGCAACTAGGCGACGTGGTGAACGGGAGCACAACGTCGCGGAAAAAGACGTTGCCGTTGTCCGCGCTGA